TATAAAAGGTGCGTTTACTCCTCCAAATACAACCACAGAAGAATTGTATGAAAAAATAATGGGAGATTATCAAATAGAAAATCCGTTTGGAATACTTAGAGCAGATCGTTCTCAAATGATACAAGCGGCACAAAAAAGAGCAATAGATGCTATAATGAAAAATAGAAGAGATGAAAATAGAAAAATAAAAACAACTAAACCAGGAACTTCTGGAGGATTTAAAAAAATTACTCCAACAACAGGAACCACGAAACCTGGAACAAGTGGAGGTCCTGACTCTAAACCAACTACTGGTGGTTTCTCAGCTCCAACAAAACAAGGACAAAGTCCTAGGGGCACAACGACAACATCTTCTCCAAGACAAACTGCTAGAGAAGATAGAAGAGGTGGTCAGTATGGTTTTGCTAGTGGTGGAATAGCCAGAATGCTAGGAGAATAATGGTTAAAAAGCTTACAACAACAATACCCCCTTTACGAGGACCTAACCCTCAAGGGTTGAATGTTCCTTTAAAACAAGTTAAAACAATCAGACTGGAGAAATTAAATGGCAGACATAGACAAATCGCTTCCCAACGAAGTCAGAACAGAAGTAGAAATACCAGCTGAAGAAGTCGTTGAAGAACAAGTAGAAGAAAAATTACCTGTAGAAGTTACACCTGAAGAAGACGGTGGTGTAACACTAAACTTTGAACCAGGTTCAATCAATATACCTGGAACTGAAAATCATTTTGACAACCTAGCAGATATTTTACCAGACGATATTTTAGAGCCAATTGGTGGTGATATGGTTAATAACTATATGGACTACAAAGCATCAAGAAAAGATTGGGAACAATCCTATACTTCTGGTTTAGATTTATTAGGTTTTAAATATGAAAACAGAACAGAACCTTTTCAAGGAGCAAGTGGTGCAACACATCCAGTATTAGCTGAAGCTGTTACACAGTTTCAAGCACAAGCATACAAAGAATTATTACCAAGTGATGGACCCGTAAGAACACAGATTATAGGTATTCAAAATCCACAAACAGAACAACAAGCAGGTCGTGTAAAAGATTACATGAATTATTTAATCATGGATCAAATGAAAGAGTATGAGGAAGAGTTTGACTCAATGTTATTTCATTTACCGTTAGCTGGTTCTACATTTAAAAAAGTTTACTACGATGTGCCACTTGGAAGAGTGGTATCAAAGTTTGTACCTGCAGATGAATTAGTTGTGCCATACACAGCTACAAGTTTAGATGATGCAGAGTCTGTTATTCATGTTGTTAAAATGTCCGAGAATGAATTAAGAAAACAACAAGTGTCTGGTTTCTATAGAGATGTAGATCTAGCACCTCCAGGAACTGTCGAACAAAATGATGTTGAGAAAAAAGAAAGAGAGTTAGATGGAACTAAGAAAACTGGTAAACAAGAAAATACTTATACTCTTTTAGAATGTCATGTTAATTTAGACTTAGAAGGTTTTGAAGAAGTTGGTGCGGATGGAGAACCAACAGGAATAAAATTACCCTACATAGTAACTGTAGAAGAAGGTAGCCGATTAGTTCTTTCTATTAGAAGGAATTATGCGCCCAATGATCTAAAGAAAAATAAAATTCAATATTTCGTCCATTTTAAATTTCTGCCAGGACTTGGATTTTATGGCTTTGGACTCATTCACATGATTGGCGGATTGAGCAGAACGGCAACGTCTGCTCTCCGTCAATTATTAGATGCTGGAACATTATCTAATCTACCAGCAGGATTTAAACAAAGGGGTGTAAGAGTTAGAGACGAAGCATCACCAATACAGCCTGGTGAGTTTAAAGATGTTGATGCACCAGGTGGTAATTTAAGAGATGCATTCTTTCCGTTACCATACAAAGAGCCATCACAAACACTATTACAACTTATGGGTGTCGTAGTATCTGCAGGACAAAGATTTGCATCTATTGCTGACATGCAAGTGGGTGATGGTAATCAAGCAGCAGCTGTAGGAACAACTATCGCATTATTAGAACGTGGTTCAAGAGTCATGTCTGCAATACACAAAAGATGTTATGCAGCTATGAAAGATGAATTTAAATTACTTGCAAAAGTTGTATCTCAGTATCTACCACCAGAATATCCATACGACGTGGTCGGTGGACAAAGAAATATTAAACAAGCAGACTTTGACGATAGAATAGATGTAGTACCAGTTGCAGATCCAAATATATTTTCTATGTCACAGAGAATTACACTTGCACAAACACAATTACAAATTGCAACAGCAAATCCACAACTACATAATATGTATCAAATATACAGAAATATGTATGAAGCAATAGGTATAAAAAATGTTGATGCCGTTTTACCTCCACCTGCACCAACAGCACCAATGGATCCAAGTATGGAACATATAAATGCACTAGCTGGTAAACCTTTTCAAGCTTTTCCAGGTCAAGATCATAGAGCACACATCACAGCACACTTAAATTTCATGTCAACTAATATGGTTAGAAATAATCCTGCAATAATGGGTGCAATACAAAAAAATATACTAGAACACATTAGTCTAATGGCACAAGAACAAGTCCAATTAGAGTTCAGAGAACAAATGCAAGAGATGATGTTGATGCAACAACAAGCAACAGTCAATCCAATGGTACAACAACAACTACAAATGTTAACAAATCAGATTGAATCTAGAAAATCTGTGTTAATAGCAGAGATGACTGAAGAGTTTATGAAGGAAGAAAAGAAAATTACCTCTCAATTCGACAACGATCCTCTTCTAAAACTAAAATCTAGAGAAGTTGACCTACGTGCAATGGAAAATGAACGTAAAAAAGACAACGATCAAGCACAACAAGAACTTGCAAGAGCAAGATTAATGCAATCAGGTGATAATTTTGATGAAAAATTAGAACAGAACGAAGATTTAGCTAAATTAAGAGCTGGAGTAAGTCTTGCAAAGAGCGGTATACAAGACGCAAAAGTTATGATAGACGATAATTAATAAATAAGGAGTAAAAAATGCAAAAACTAGATAAAATTAAAGAAGTTAAAGTTGCAGAACAGAGTATTGAGGTAGATCCTAGATCTAAAACTACTGCTGATCAAGCTTTTAACTATATTGCAACAGGAAAACCTGAAATGCCAGTTGGCGGTCAGAAAAGAATGTTAGCAGAAAAGAAAAGAAACTCTAAAGCATACTAATGGCTTGGTTTGGTTTAGCAAAAGTTGCTTTACAGGCTGGGACGCACATATTTAAAAAGCGTCAAGAGACAAAGATGGCTATGGCTGATGCACAACACATGCATGCAAAGCGTATGGCCGACGGTCAAGCCGAATACCAAGGCAAATTGCTAGAGGCAAGACAATCGGACTGGAAAGACGAGTTCGTTTTGCTTGTGTTAACGGCTCCGATAGGAGTTTTGGCGTGGGCGGTCGTATCGGACGATCCGATGGCTATGGACAAAGTAAAATTGTTCTTCGAATATTTCTCGGCACTGCCGCAATGGTTTACAAATTTATGGATCCTTGTCGTGGCGAGTATATATGGTATAAAGGGTACGCAGATTTTTAGAAACGGAGGAAAAAAATAATGGCAAACAAATATTTTAGACAAAATTTTAATAAAGGTGGTGGTGCAGACACTGGTAAAGCAGGTGAAAGAAAAAGTAAGACTGCCGTTACTGTAGATAAATTAAAAAAAAGATTTAAAAGAGCAATTGGAAGACCTGCTCAAACTGCAGGTATAAAAGGTCTCTTTGATAGAAAACCTAGTCCTATAAAAAAGAAAACATCTAAATCTCCAATGGAGAGACAAAGAAAATTAGACACTCTTAAATCAGAGGCAGCTAAAACTGGCGGAAAAGTTATGGCTGCGGATGAAATGACAAAGTTAAAAGGTGAGAGCGATAAGTCTTTTAAACAAAGAATGGACAAAGCTTTCAAAGCTAAAAAAGGTGGTAGAGCTAATATGATGGGTGGTGGAATGATGGGTCGTAGATTTGGAATGAAAGAAGGCACACCTCCTCCATTTGTAAGAAGAGAAGATGGTAAACCAAAAAAACCTCCTATAAGAACTAGACCAGGACAGAATCCAAAAGGAAAAAATGTTCCAATACTTGAACGAGCTCCTAAAGGACTCCCTACTAGAAGAAAAAAAATGATGGGTGGTGGTTCATTAAAACCAGTAGATCCTAAAACTCAAAAAGGTTTATCAAAACTTCCAACTGAAGTTAGAAATAAAATGGGTTATATGAAAAAAGGCGGTAGAGCGTAATGACTAAACTATGTCCAAGAGGTAAAGCAGCAGCGAAAAGAAAATTTTCAGTTTATCCCAGCGCATATGCGAACGCATACGCTAGTAGAATTTGTGCAGGAAAAATTAAAGATCCATCTGGTGTAAAGAGAAAAGATTTCAGAGGCAAAAAAGCTGAAGGTGGCTTAATGGAAGCAACTGCTAGACTAAAAAGACAAGGCTATCTTAGAGGTGGTGTTGCTAGAGGTTGTGGAAGAATTTTATCAGATAGAAAAAAAGTAACTAAGTACGCGTAATGCTATGGCAAAAAACGGACTTGATAAATGGTTTGCTCAAAAGTGGGTAGACATAGGAAGTAAAAAGAAAGATGGTTCTTTCTCAAAGTGCGGAAGA